ATAGCACTCAACCCATCCTGTACTGCTTTAACTTTAAATGATTGAGACTGCTCTTCTATTTTCCTTGCACGTTTAGCTTTTACATCTAATTGAAGCAACTCTAAATCTGCTGCCTCTTGCTTTACTTGTAATTCTTGATTTACAGAACCTCTTAAAGTACCTAAATCTCTTTGTTGAATCTGAAACTTTTGTATGGACAAAGTCTCCATTGGTTTCATAGACTTATCTAAAGCGTCTTCAAGCTCTTGAGTTTGGGCAGCCTCTAAAGCAGTTGTATCTTGTTTGTATTTTTTAGCAAGCGCAATTTGTACAGCGTACTTTTCTTTAATATCTCTAACTTGCTTTTCATACTCATTCTTAAACAAATCAGTAGCCTCACGATTATATTGTGCAAGTTGAGCTAATTCTTCCGCACGTTTATCTTTAGCCTCTTTAGCTCTATCGCTTGCCTCTTGTTGTCTTTGCTTTTTATCTTCCTCGTCTTGCTTTTTTTGGTCTTCTTTAGCTTGCTTTTGTTGCTGATTAAAATCGTATTCATCGTTTTTAACTTTAGCAAGGTCATCTCTTAATTGCTTTACTCGTTTACGTTGTGCCTTTGCCTCTTCTTCGTCTCCAAATAACGCACGACCAGTTGCATTAAGACCAAGTGCATCAAATATCTCTACCGTCTTTAGGTTTTCTTTTTGTGATTCATATAAATCTTGAGCCGCTTTTATTTCTTTTTTGGTTTTGTCAATAGCTTCTTTGTATCTCTTTCGTCTTTTTGCAGCAATTTGGTCTTCAGTAAAACCTAACCTTCTTAAAGTTTTTTCGTAGTTATCAAAATCAGCTAATGCCTTACGAGCAGCCTCACCTGTTTCTCGTGTTGATTTCTCAAACTTTTTAGCTTGTGTAGTGGCAGGACTTAAAGCATCTTTAATATCTCCCCATTTCGCAATAAGTACACCAATAGCAGCGATAGCTAAACCAATACCGCTTACCATAAAGACTTTAGCAGCAGTTGTCATTCCTACAAATGCATTTTTAACAACCGCACCTAACTGTACGAAACTATCTTTAGCTTCCATTACTCCTTGTATACCTTGAGAGAGTGCCATTGCTGACTGTACTTTTAAGAGTGATGCTTGTAATGCTTCTGATTCTACACCTACTAAACCTATTGCACCTTCAAATGCTTGGAATCCGTCTAAAGCTCCGCCTATTGAACGAGATAAAGCATTGAATTTAGCATCAGGGTTAAACGCATCAGTTAAGTTCTTAGCATCTTCAATCCTGTCTTTGAGTTCTGCAGCACGTTTAGCTGCTTCTGCTGCTTGCTGCGATGTTGCGCCAAATTCTGCGGATAACGCTGCAACTGCTGCTTGAGCTTCTCTAAGTTGAGATTTTAACGAACCTAAGTTGCTCTGTACATCAAGATTTATTGTTTTAGTTTCTGCCATTTTTATTGTTAGTTAGTTGTCGTTTCCCTTGTTTCCACATTTTTTTCATAGACGTGGTTAGTTCGTGTTTTCCTTTGGCTATGTCAATCAACTCGGATTCTCCATAGAAGTTGTCCAGTTGTAGCATTCCGATTATTTGCTTTATCATTGTTGAATTATATAAAAGTATTCGCTTGTTCTGCTTCCGTCTAAATACAATGATTTAGCCTCAATAGTGTAAATTGTATTTGTGCTTCCGCTTGGTATTCCAATTAATGTTGCACCGCTCTCAAATAGCGTATCGGGTGAAAATGTAACTCTCGTATCTGCACACGTAAGAGACACTTGAGTTGCATTGTTTGGCAAATTGATGTTATAGTTTACGTTTCCTCCTGATGTTGATACTCTTGGGTTTGGTGTTGTAGAATTTACCACAGGTCGGAAATCTAATATGAGTTGCAAGTCTACATCTCCTGTTGTTAGGTTCGTTTTCATCTCGTTAATGATATACCGCCTGTCTCTGATTACAAGCCTATCATTTAGCTGCAATCCTGTTAATAAGCTCACAGGTAATTTTGCTTTAATGTTGACTAAACGTTGCTTGAGATTGTATAGGTTGTATAAATAACTAAAATAATAATTAGCAAAAAGTGTATTTTGAATTGGATGACCAACTAACGTACTTGTCTCTGCGGCAAAATTTAAAGTGTACTCAGTGCTTCCGATAAGTAAGTCCTGACCAAATGGCGTGTATTCGTTTACCGTTTGATGGCTTGAGCCGTCATTTTGCCACTTAAAGTCGCTCTCTTGGTTGCGATACTGATACAATAGAACTGGCTTAGGTAGATAAGGTGCAAATTCTCCGTTTAGTGAATAACCGACTTGCAAATGAGTTCCTGTAAATTGATTTTGCAATAAGTTCTCAAAAGGTAACTCAATCGTAAATTCGCCTCCATCATAATTATATTGATAACTCGTGTCTCCGTATGCCTTGTTAAATGTCTGAGTAAAATATTTATTTAATACGCATTCTGAATCTTGGTATTTGAAAGCTATCTTTTTATAGAGTGGCATCCTTGCGTGTTCAATCGTAGTTACATCTACGTACTTGCTAACGTCAACAACTGCGCCTTTTGAATACCAATCATCTAACGGCTCAACAAAATATTCTCCATCTGTTATTGAGTAGGTTGTCATATTAAATACCTTCAAAATACCTGCGAAGAAATCAGCTATCTTCATTACAGGAGCATTAGCAGCAAGGTCAATAGTTGCTGAATATATAACATTAGAAGCAGTTATAGCAACGTAGTCGGTATATAAGTTTCCAGCATCAAAATAAATCACCTCATAGCGCATATTTAACGCAATATTATTATTGCCTTGTCCTCTAACTTTGAACGTATAAACCGAATCTAAACCAATTACGCTTTGTATTATATCAATCAAAAAAGATTGTACTCCTGTTCCTTGAATCGTGTTTATCAAGTTTCCGTTTTGATAAATATCAATATAGTAAGGGTCAGAAGAAAATACAGAAGTAACGTTTAAACGGATAAAATGCGTAAGAATATTGGAATCGATATATTGAACGTGAATCGTGTTATCAATCGTGCTTACTGTATTCGTTAAATTGTATGTTGTGAACGTAGGTGTTACCGATAAAAAATCAATCGTTTGTGCTGCTGAAATATTTATAAACTTTTCCTTTCCTTTGTACCATAAAAACAAATCAGTAAAACGTTGGTCTTGCAAAAATGCACCTTGAAAACTAATGTTATATTTATTTGCGATTAAATAAAATATCTTAGAAACTCGCAGGGCTGGGAATAGTTCGTTTTTATTTATCGCTCCTGAATTTGTATGAATATCGTTATTTGTAGAAGTTCCCGTTGATGTATTAGGAGTTGGTGGGTCTACTGTTTGCGATTGATATTCCCAAATGCGATAAGAAGTTATTAGTGGATATTTAACATCGTATACATTACCTCCGTCTTTTATTCGGTTTAAAACTTGGTCAGAAGTAAACTCGTGTGCATAATCAGAATAATTCAAATCGGAAAGTAAATCCTCACCGAAGGTATCTTTAAGCGTTACTCCTTCTCCGTAAAATGTTAGCTTATATGAACTCGGTTTGCCGTTAGTTATAGTTGCTCCGTCTAACTGAATTTTACCCTTACGAAATGTCGTTAAATTGATTTCTATGTATGCGTCTTTTCGTAGGTTATTGTCAGTTGAAAAATCAATATCTGAATTATACCAATGCTGAAAAAATGCGTTATTGACATCCGATGCAGGAACGGTAAAACCTTGTGAGAAATCCGTAAACGTCTTTGAGATGTCCTGAACGTTTTGTATAGAACTTGTTACCTGTATTTGCTCGTCATTGAATAACTCAATGCGGTTTCCTTCTATGTATAGTTGCACTTTTCTCATTACACTACTGAATTGATAACATCGTAAGCAAATTCAAACTCAAGTTGGTAGTTAATCAGCTTAGTATTTATGCTCTTGAATAGCTCGGTGTTTTTGGTGTTTAGTTTTGCAGGTTGCTTTTCGTTTATGAGAATCTTCTCCGACAACATTAATTGAGTAATAACTTCCTTGTAACTTTCACTTACCCAATCTGAATTTACTCGAATAGATTTCTTTCCGTTAGAGTTGAATACTTGTCGCTGACCTTCATAAACCGAGTAGTTCGGGTATGTTGAAGGCATCAAATTATACTCCGTATTTTCAACAGTCAAACTATCGTAACTCGCTTTGAAAAACCATTCTCGCTGCCAAGCTCCAAACTTGTTTACAAAGTCAACTTGCACTGGCTCATATTTACATTCTTCTTTGGGAACGAAAGTAGAACTAAATAATACAACTCCGCTTCCGTTAACAATCTCTAACAAATTACCTGCTGACGCATAAGAAGGGTATACTCTTGGAATGTCTCGCCAAACATTTGTACCTACTCCTGTGGTGTAAGTTGCTCCTGTTTTTAAGTTCGTGTATTTGACCGAATTGCCACTACCTGTGTAAAGCGTTAGCCATCCGTATTCTCCGCTTAAATTATAGCTATAAGTATAAGTGCCTTCCGTTAGTAAAAAGTTTCCGAGAGCAGGATTATATCCTTGCTCATAATATCCATATCCATCAACACCAAAGTGTGTTTGTGTGCTTCCTACTTGAGTAAAAGACGTACTAACTTTTTTAAATAATTTTAAGCCAATATTGCACCATTGAGAAGTTGGTGTGTTGGTGAATACGGTATCAATTACCTGCAGCGTGTTATGGTCTATGTATTCTCGGATATATGGTGAAATGTCGTAATAAGCCGCAGGTTTATTTGATGAAGGTATCTTCTTGCTTAATGTGTAAGCAGGTGAAGCAGGCATTGAGCCTGTACCATTCCAAAGGAAGATTTGCAGCTTCGTCTCAATCTGACCTGTTTCGTTTATCGTAACTATATACGGACTACGTGCGTTAATTGTTGCCATTATTTAATTATGTTATCAATTTGTTGGTTGAATAGTTTTTCCGTGTCTAAGCCAAAGGACTTAACAAGCTCATCAGGTAGATTCTTATAAGCTGCCTCAAATGGTTTAGTAAAAAACATTGATGGTTTCATTCCCTTATTATAAATTCCTCTTGTGATTAAAAACGCAGTAGATTCGTAACTCAAGAACCTTCCTGATTTTCTATCCTTAAATTGGAATCGTTTTTTTTTAACCCAGTCAAAGATTCCCTTTCTTAGCCCTCCTTGTTGACCTGTACCTTTACCAAATCTAAATGGCGAATCAGGAGCTTTCGATATGCTGTTTTTTCCTTGAACGCCTAAGTCTTGAAACGCTCCGTAGTCTTCCATATAAAACTGCAGCGACATAGAATTAGGCATAGCCTTTACGTCTCCTCTAATGGAGTTATGTAGCTTCTTGGATACGTTCTTATTTCCTTGTGTTAAGTTGCGCTTAGATACGCTTACAACGTGATTTCTGAACCTCTCAAGTGCCTTTTGTGTTTCAGTTTTCTCCATCCGTCTTATCGTAGAATTTACGAGTAGTGAAATCAAAGTAAGGGTTTTCCATATCTTCGGTGCGTAGTTCCTCTACCGCTACTTCGGTATCTAAAACAACGTTGTTTTCTTTGTAGTAAAGTTCTTTGCCTGTGGCTTTTTCTATGATTGCGTATAACATAATTATAGTTCTTTTATTTCAAATCCTTCAAGTGTTATTGTATCTCCTGCTCCTGCAGGTGCAACACTAATGTAAAAATATTGAGTTACAGTTGGGTCAAATGCAACTGAACTAATTGCACCAGTACCTGAAACAGCGTCAGTATTACCATTAGCTGTAAAAGGAAATCCTTTTAAAGTACCTCCGCTTATCATAAATTCACGATTAACTTTAGTAAATAGCTGCGTGGCAATAGGCTGTACTTGAGCAATCTGACTTGTTGCTCCTGTCGGCATTGATGATGACGTACTAATTTTGAATCGAATTGTAACAGCGTTTGCCGTACCAACTTTACTAAACATAGCAAAGAAAGCTAACTTATCTACGCTTGCAAAAGTATTTGCAGGTATAGTTATCTGAGCCATTTGCGTCTCACCTGTGGTGTTTGCAACAGTACCAAATGACCGAGCAGTAAATATACTTGCTTGCTTTGCATTTAAAGCCGTTTGCGTAGCCGTTGAGATAGGTTTGTTAGCATCAGATGTATTGTCTACGTTTCCAAGTCCTACGTCTGCTTTTGCAAGGTCGATGTTTCCGCTTCCGAGTAGGCTCTGACCTTCGATAGTTTTGATATTAGTTCCGCTTACTAATGTGGCTTGAACTGCTACGTCTCCGCTACCAAGTAAGGAGGTAGAATTTATTGTTTTTATGCTTGTACCTGAAACTAACGTATTTTGTTTTGCATTCAAAGCATTTTGTAGGTCGGTTTGAGAAGATAGTGTGCCTGTAATTGCCCCCCAAGTTGCGCCTGCTGCACTTGCTGAAATCTCTACATAAACGCTGCCTGTCCAACGATAGGTCTTGTTTGTGTCCTCAGCTATGTAAATGGTTTTTAAACTTCCTGTTGCAGGAAACGCTGCCAAATTAGCGTACGTTTTTACTTGTGATGGTACGTTGATTGTTACTGCCATACTAATGTGATTAATTGATTGCTTAAAGTTGGGTAAGTAGATGTAGCTACTTGTGTTCCGTCTATTTGTACGTTGAATGTCGTGTCAGGTAAAGTCAGCACCGCTCCGCTTGCTACGCTTGCCGTGTAACTTAGGTCTGAGTTAGTTACGGTTGCAGGTTGACAAAATGGAGAGTAACCACTCGTATCGCAGATTGTCATCTCGTTTGGAATCAACACATCAAAAGTCATCGTCCATCCTGCAAGGTTGTTCTCAAATCTCTCTACAAATGGTTCGCAGTTAGGATTACCATCTACGACAAATTCTAAGTCCCATAAGTTTCCGTGCAACATCATATCATAGCATCGGTTCAATACTGCCAGTTGCGTGTTTAATACATCTTGCTCATTCGTGTTGCCTCTGAATATGTCCGTAGTTTCGTCTTTGCTTATGTTGACGATGTCCATTGCAATTAACGATAGGTTGTAACGCACTACGTTAGTTTCAAATGATACGTTATTTGTCATTAAGTGTACAAGCGGAAAGATTGTCTGCTTGTTTAAATCCACCTCGAAAATATCACCTTCCGTTGTTGTGTTTACGATAGGGTCATTGTCGAAATGCCACTTAATTAATTCTAAAACTTTGTAAAATCCTGTCATCTTCTCATTTGTCTTTCAAGTTGTCTTCTTTCAATTTCGTTTTTTTGCTTCTCGAAGGTGAGATACGTGAGACATTTAGTAAGTCGGAGCTTGGTAATGTCATCGAACTTCGTAACGTCTCCCTTAGCGAGTCCATATATAGACTGATACCATCCCCATCGTTTGGCAAATTGAGCTGTTTCACTAAAGTCGCTGACAGGTTCTTGTCCTTCTTCATCTGCTTCTCCAAATAATTCAGGGTAGCCGTCAGTAACTCGTTTCCTAAATTGTAAAAAAAAACCGATGCTGCTATGCACACGTCTAATGGAGCGAACTGCATCAGTTCTTGATGGTCTTTACTTGGTGTGTAGTCGTGTATTTCGTACTTGTCTTTTATTCGTGTTTTGATAGGGCGGTACATAACCGCCATTGCCTTATTGTAAGTATCCCAACTCTGCAAGTGATTCTCTAAGTCTACGTACTCACCAAAAGTTATTTCCTCAAGGTTCGGAATAAAACCGAACTCAACATCTCCAATTTTAAAGGTCTGCTGAAATTCAGGCTTTGCCGAGAATAACTGAGCAAAGTGCGCCACCATTTCGTTGAGCGAAGTGAGTTTAATCTTTGCAACTTCTGCTAATCGGATGCCGCAGAAAATATCAATCATTTTTTGAGCTATAAACTCTTCATCATTGCTACCTTTCTGCACGTTCAGAAAGTCCACATAGTGCTTTAGTGGGATTTCATTTAGTGAGGTAGGTACTTTTACTTGGATTTCCATAATGTTATAAGTCTTTTAGTCGTTTTTGTATTCTTGAGCAAGGACATACGAGTACGCTTGTGCTAACATTTGAGCGTGTTTACGCATTGAGAACACATCGTCAAAGACAATATGTACTTTTTTGCCAGTGCGTTTGTAGATGTATTCCTCTACTATTGCTTTCATTTTAGGCAACTCATCTGATTGCGTATTGTCCATAGTTTGAATTTAAGCCGAGATTCTCCATCTCGTGGTATCTAAGTGCATCTATAGCGTGGTCGTTGCCTCCTGCAGGGTTATTTAGCCTTACTCCGTGTTTATCTACATCCCAACAATAGCTTCTCAGCTCTTTGATTAAGTTTGTGCTTTGCTTTGTGACTAAATACTGCTGACGTTGCATCACATCAATACCGTATTTAATCGAGTCTTTACCTTTTGTAACTCCTTTAATCGTCTTGCCGTAGCGTCTAATTTCGTCTATTGATTTAGGCTCTGAGGAATCAGCGTAGATAGTAACGCTTGAGGGGAGTATTTTAGCGATGTCTGAGTTCAACATACCAGTTCGATAAACAAGTTCGTTTACTATTCTTACTCCATTCCAATTATACACTTCAATAGCTGCTGTAGGGTCATTCGTGTAACCGAAGTCAAGACCTATTCCTATGAGTCGTGCGTCATCAGGTAGCTTGTCTATCTCTTTCCAATTGTCAAACACTACACCTTCAAGCATACCAACCTCACCGAGTCCGTAAACCCTCCACCAATTTGCCCAATAGTTAGACGTTGCTGCTTTGTCTCGGTTCTTTTCAATCTGACGCACTATTGATTCATCAAGTGCCTCGTTGTCTTTGTAGGTAAGGATAATAAAGTCTGCGTCAGGTTCGTCTTTTAGTTCGGTGTGAACCCAAAACTCATTGGCAGGGTTAAAGTCAAGGTAAATCTCTTTTTTAGTACGGATAGAAAGCTCAAGGTAAGCGTCAAAGGTCACGTTGTTGCACTCATTTATGTACAGGACATCACGTCTTGCTCCTCGAAGTTTAGATGCGTTATCAGCAGAGAAGAACTCCATCGTACTGCCGTTGGCAAATTCGTACCTCAATAGGGTTGCGTTGAATCTATCCTCAACATATCTACCAGTCCACCTCATTATTTTGAGAAAGTCCTTTAGCGCACCCCTGCGAAGATGTGGTATAGTCTCGGCAACTACTGAAACCTCTAATCCTTTTTCACGAGCGCACTTGTCTATCAGCACAGGCAAGATTCCAAACGTCTTACCTGCTGAAGTTCCCCCTTGAATAATCTTAACCCTCTTTTCGAGTTCGTAGATTTTACGAATTGCCGTTGTTACCTGAAACATTAAAGTTAAATAGTGGTTGCTCAGTGACGATAGTGTTCTCAGTCTTCTCCGTGAGTCCGTTTAAACGTGCAGTTAAGTTAGCGTTGTACTGCCCTACTAAGCCTCCGTTGATTTGGTCTTGGCGGATTTCTCGCTTTATATGTGTAGAGATAGCATAAAATTCGTCATACGCTTTGTTTTGATTCTGAATGTAGTTCGATACAGTCAACTCAAACTTATTGAAGCAGTACACTTCAAAGCCTTCCATTGTGAGAGGACATTCGAGTGGTTCTGCAACCATGTCTCCTGTTCTTTGGTTTAGGTTGTATTTGTATCTTGGGTTTTCTTTTACCCATGTCTTATAGCTTTTGAATAGCTCTAATAGATGTTCGGGGCTATCTATCTTTCTTGGTCTTCCTACTTTTGCCATTATTTATTTCGTGTTTTTATAGTGTGCTTCTACCTTTTTAAAGTGGTC